TCTCGGTGTGTCTGCCACCAAGCACATGAGCGAGGCGGTGCTGGCGGCGGAGCGGGCCGAGATGCCCGACGAGCTCTACCGCCAGGAGTACGACTGCGACTTCTCCGCGGCCAACGTCGGCGCCATCTTCGGCCGCTACATCGAGCAGGCCGAGAAACAGGGCCGCATCTGCGAGCTCGATAGCCGCTCCGGAGAAGGCGAGGTCTGGGTAACCAGCGACATCGGCTACCGGGACAAGGCTGCGTTCACATGGTGGCGGCGCATGCGCGGCGGCTTCGAGATCTTCCATTACGACGACGGCAGCGGCATGGATGCCGAGGAGTGGTCAGAGCGCCTGTCCAAGCAGCCGCGTGCCGACGTGCTGATCCTGCCGCATGACGCGAAGGTCAAGACCTTCCAGTCCAAGCGCAGCAGCGTCGAGACCTTCCTCACCAACCCGCCATGGCCCGGCGTCGACGTGCGCGTGAACGAGCAGCGCAAGAAGAGCGACAGTATCAACTCCGGGCGCCTCATGCTGCGCCGTGTTCGGATCAGCAACGCGCCGGTGTGCGAGCCTTTCCTGGCGGCGATGCGCGCCTACTCGTTCAAGTACGACGAGGAGACGAAGACCTTCTCGTCCGAGCCTAACCATGACTGGTCGAGCCACTGTGCTGACTCGTTCATGGAGGGGGCGGCGCGCTTGACAGAGCTTGAGCCGGCGCCGCCCAAGAAGACCATCATCGTGCCGCCCATCGATCGCAGCTTCACGCTAGAGCAGCTGCATTCAACGGTCAGCCCCTTCAATCAACGCAGCGGGAGACTCTAATGGCCTACGCAACCACCACCGACGAAACTCAGCCACAGCAGCCAGAGGGCTCGCCCAAGTCACGGGTCGAGGCCGGCAAGCAGCTGCCCGCCAAGCAGGCCCAGGAGGCCGGCAAGGATCCGGTCAAGCTGGCCGAGGTCTGGGAGAAGGAGCTCCAGGCAGCCAAGAAGGAGCTGACTAAGTTCCACAGCACCGGCCGCAAGCTGATCCAGCGCTACCTGGACGAGCGCGACGGAGCGAACAGCGAGGACTCCCGCTTCAACCTCTTCTGGTCGAACATCGAGGTGCTGAAGGCGAATCTGTATGCCAAGCCGCCACGCGTCGATGTCTCCAATAGCTACAAGGACAGCAACGACGACGTCGCCCGCGTGGGCGGCAACATCCTTCAGCGCATGCTGAACAACGATGTGGAGGAGGACGATGAGTCCACCTATCCCGAGGTCACGCGGCAGTCGGTCGGCGACTTCCTGATCGTCGGCCTGGGCCAGGTCTGGTATCGCTACGAGGTCGAGACCAACACCGCAAGCACCGACCCCGTCATCGATCCGCAGACCGGCGCCATGCTGGCCGAGCCGATCGAATACGAGGCCATCACGCACGAGGATGCCCCGGCCGACTATGTCTACTGGGAGGACTTCTGGTGGAGCCCGGCCAGGGTCTGGCAGGACGTGCGCTGGGTGGCGCGGCGCGTCTTCATGAACCGGGAGGAGCTGATCGCCCGCTTCGGCGAAAAGATCGGCCGCGACATCCCGGTCAACAAGCAGAAGAGCAAGGGCAGCAGCGTCGACCCGCAGAACGATCCCTGGGAGAAGGCCGGCGTCTTCGAGATCTGGGACAAGACCACGAAGTGCGCCTACTGGCATGTGCTGGGCTACAACATCATCTGCGATCACAAGACCGACCCGCTGAAGCTGCGCGGCTTCTTCCCTTGCCCGCAACCGCTGATCGCCAACGCGACGACATCCAAGCTGATGCCGCGCGCGGACTACCTGATGGCGCAGGACCAGTACGCCCAGATCGACGAACTCACGACTCGTCTCAAGTGGCTGATCAAGGCCTGCAAGGTGGCCGGCGTCTACGACAAGAACAGCACCGCCGTCGGCCGGGTCTTCATCGACGCGATGGAGAACCAGATGATCCCGGTGGACAACTGGGCTGCGTTCGCCGAGAAGGGCGGGCTCAAGGGGGCGATGGACTTTATCCCAGTCGAGGTTGTCGCGGCCGTGATCGAGAAGCTGACGGTGCAGCGCGATGTGCTGAAGGGCAACCTCTACGAGGTGCTGGGCATCGGCGACATCATGCGCGGCATGACAAACCCGGACGAGACGCTGGGCGCGCAGCAGCTCAAGGCCCAGTTCGGCGGCAACCGACTGCAGTTCAAGCAGCAGCAGATCGGCGCCTGGGTCAGCAGTGGCCAGCGCATCCGCAGCCAGATCTTCTGCTACCACTTCCAGCCCGAGACCTTGGTCGAGCGCTCGAACATCATGCTGTCCGAGGACGCGCCCTATGCGCAGCAGGCCGTGGAGTTCCTGAAGTCCGGCGCCGAGTCCAAGCAGTACCGCATCACGGTCGAGTCCGAGACGATGGCGATGGTGGATTGGGCGCAGGAGCGCGACAGCCGCACGCAGTTCATGCAGGCCGTCGGCACCTTCCTGTCCGACACCGGCAACATGATGCAGTCGATGCCGCAGGCCGTGCCTGTGATGCTGCAGATGATGAAGTGGGGCCTGGGTGGCTTCCGCGTCTCCAAGGAGATCGAGACCGTGCTGGATCAGGCGATCGCCGCCGCCGGCAAGCCGCCCGAGCCCAAGGCCCCGGACCCGGAGATCGAGGCCAAGGTCAACAAGGACAACGCCAGCGCGCTGCAGTCGAAGGCGACAGCGCTGGAGAAGACCGTCAACGCCGGCCTCGCCACCGGCGGCGCCCAGCTGCTGCTGGAGAGCGGCGGCGCTGGCCCTGGCGGCATGGCGATGCAGCCTGCGCCTGGCGTTGTCCCGCTTGAGCAGTCCCCCGTCCCACCAACCCCACTGCAATAACTGGAGATGAACATGAGCAAGAAGACCTCTGCACCTGAGATCACCGCTGAGCCCGCAGCAGAGCTGCCCGCGATTCCCGAGCGCTTCAGCAACGGCGGCGCACCGGCGCACGAGCGCGATGCCTGGATCGCCGAGAACCGGCCCGACCTGCTGCCGAAGGCTGACGACACCTCGTCCTCGGACGTGGAGTCCGAAGGCGGCGAAGCGTAGGAGACCGCCATGCCTCGGTATCACTTCGTCTGCGAGAAGTGCCAGGAGGTGACCGAGGTCACGATGAGCCTGGGCGAGTACTGCCGCAGTCCGCCCAGGCTTGAACACTGCGGCCAGGTGCAGGCCCGCTACTTCCCGCCCACTGGCCACGACGCGATCGAGAACACGCTCGCTGGCGATCGCCACTACGACGGGCTGCGCCCCCACGACGGCACCGACATCAGCAGCAGGTCCAAGCACCGCGAGTACATGAAGCGGCACGGCCTGACCACGGCCGACGACTACAAGGACAGCTGGGCCAAGGCCGAGCGCCAGCGCGAGATCTACCGCACCGGCCAGGGCGGCGGCGCAATCACCAGAGACGACATCGCCCGGGAATGGAACCGGCGCGAGAACCGATGACGGCCGGCTGCCGCCACCTACAAGGAGAATTTCATGGACGGTGAAGACGACGACCTGCGTGGCGATTTGCTCGCCGCGATGGGCGAAGAGGGCGGCCAGCCCGAAGGCGGTGCGCCTGAAGGCGGTGCGCCTGAAGGCGAGCCACAGCAGCAGGCCCAGCCCGAAGGTGGCCAGCAGCCGGCGAGCGAAGAGCCCCCGGGCCGGTCGAGTCGCGACAGCCTGGGTCGCTTCCTGCCCAAGGGCGCGGCAGAGCCTGGCCAGGCCGCGGCTCCAGCTGCGGAAGCCGCGCCTCTGCCGGGGGCGAATCCGGTTGCACCGGCCGCAGCAGCCGCTGCCGGCGCCACTCCCCAGACCCCCGCCGAGATCCCCGCGCCGGCCAGCCTTTCGCCGATGGCGCGCGAGCATTGGGCATCGACGCCGCCAGCCATCCGTGAGTACGTCGCCCAGCGCGAGCAGCAGATGCAGGCCTGGGCGAACCAGACCGCGCCGCTGCGCAACACCGGACAGGCCTTCATGCAGGCCATCGAGCCGTTCAAGATGACGATCCAGGCCGAGGGTGTGGACCCGATCACGGCCGTGCGCAACCTGATGCAGGTCGGCACCACGCTACGCTTCGGCACGCCGGCCGAGAAGGCCATGACTGTCGCCCAGGTGGTCAAGGCCTATGGGGTCACCATCGAGGATCTGGACGCGGCGCTGGTCGGGGCTGCGCCTCGGGACAACGGCACCGGCGGCGTCAACGTCCAGGCCGAGGTCCAGCGTGCGCTCGCGCCGTTGATGCAGATGGCCCAGCAGCGCCAGCAGTCCGAAGCACAGCGGGCCGATGATCAGGTTCGCAGCGAGCTGCAGCAGTTCTCGCAGGGCAAGGAATTCATCGGAGACGTGCGCGGCCTCATGGCCGACATGATCGAGGTCTCCCAGCGCCAGGGCTACGAGCTGAGCCTGCAGGACGCCTACGACCGGGCCTGCTCATTGCATCCCGAAGTCTCGAAGGTAATAATGGCGCGGCAGCAGGGGGCGAACGCCCAGAAGCTGACGCAGGCAGCACAGCGGGCACGATCCGCAGCGGTCAGCGTCAGGGGAACCGCTCCTGTTGGCAACCCGGCTGGGCCAGAACCGACTTCGATCCGCGAAAGCATCGAGGCGGCCATCGAGGCCCATTCGCGGGTCTGAGGCGTAGTAGAACCGGCTTGGGTGATGTCGTAGAACCGGCCTGTGGAAGAAGTCGAACCGCTTGGACAGGGCCATCGACACTTCCGCAGGAGGCCATCGAAGCATCCCCGAGGGGCCATCGAAGCTGACCTCAGGTGAGAGAAAAGGTGCGTCGCAAGACGCAGGCTTTAACTTCATCTGGAGCTATTCATGGCCTTCCCAAATGTCTCAGACATCGTCGCTACGACGATCCAGTCCCGCACTCGCAAGATCGCGGACAACGTCACCAAGAACAACGCGCTGTACATGCGCTTGGATCAGCGTGGCAACCGCAAGACCTTCAGCGGCGGCAACGTCATCTACCAGGAGCTGAGCTTCGCGCAGAACGCGAACGGCGGCTGGTACAGCGGATACGACCTGCTGCCGGTGGCCGCGTCCGACGTGATCAGCGCGGCCGAGTTCACCATCAAGCAGCTCGCCTGCCCGGTGACGATGTCGGGCCTGGAGACCATCCAGAACGCTGGCAAGGAGCAGATGATCGACCTGCTGGAGGGTCGCATCAACGTGGCCGAGGCGACCATGGCCAACCTGATGGCCGAGGGCATCTACGGTGACGGCACGACCTTCGCCGGCAAGAGCCTGACCGGTCTGGGCGCTGCGGTCCCTGCGCTGGCACCGGCCTCGCAGACGACCCCCTACGGCGGCATCGTCGGCAGTACCTGGCCGTTCTGGACCTCCAAGTACACGCTGACGGCGGCCCAGAACGCGGCCAACATCCAGGGCTTCATGAACACCATGTGGGCATCTCTGGTGCGCGGCACCGATCGCCCGGACCTGATCGTGCAGGACAACGCCGCCTGGTCGAACTACCTGGCC